GGATGACGGACGAAGCAACACTACAGGTTATGGTACGACCCACCGACATCAACATCAGTGGCGATACGTTCGGCGGTTTCATTATGTCCCAGGCGGACATGGCTGCAAGTATACTGTCCCGACAAGCCACCGGTGGGCGGGTGGTTACCAGATCAGTCAACGCCTTTGAGTTTCTCAAACCATCATACCTCGGTAATGTGCTGAGTTTCCACACCGTAATAGATCGGGTTGGCACAACGTCTATAACCATCGGTGTTGAAGTGTACGCACTCGACATCGATACCGATGTATCTAATCTCATATCAGTTTCTTCAATAGTGTTCGTAGCGGTTGATAACAACGGACGACCCCGCCAGTTCCAGATCGGCGAGGAAGGAAAATAATCATGGCTATCCCATTAATTCGTGAACCAGATGAAGAAGCGTCATACTACAACGGGCTCCTTGAGCGTTGTCACTTCTGCCGTACATCAACTCGGTGGTGGCACGAAAACACGAACAACCCAGTGTGTCAGGACTGCTCCAAGAAGCATCGGGTGTCGGAACTACCCGACCACGGTCAGCGGGTCCGGGCGATGAAACGTAAGAAAGCAAAAGAGGCAAAACGCAATGACTCGTAAAGAACGTGCTGCATTTAATGCATTGAAGAAGATCGGTGCTCCTGTGTTTGAGCGGAGTGACGTTGCCGCTTTCGTCATCAGTGCAGAGAACAACGACGAAACACAATGGGCCGACTACTACATGGAATTCGGTATCAATCGGGATAGTGAAATCCCTGGAGTTCACCCCGACATCTGCACGATCCTGGACAAATACAATATCTTCGCAGAGTGGGAAAACCCCGGTGCCCTGATTGCGTTCGAGGACTAGTCCTTGACAAATATGGAGAAAGGTCTATATTAACAACGTATGCAGATTTTAAATGACATAAAGTTAGACTATTCGGATGTTCTTATCCGACCCAAGCGGTCCACCCTCGGAAGCCGCAGTCAGGTTGATCTGTTTCGGGAATTCGAGTTTCTACATTCCACCCAGAAGTATAATGCAACCCCGATCATGGCTGCCAACATGGATACCATCGGTACTATAGCGATGGCTCGTGCCTTGCGGGCTCGTGGGTTATGCACAGCCCTTCATAAGCATCACTCTGTTGATGACATCGTTTCTTACTTCAATGAGTTGGATGACAAACCTAATCCAGTTTTCTACTCAATGGGTATAAAGGAAGAAGATGTAAGGAAATTAAACATGGTTTCCGATCATACCACGATCAATGCAATTATGATTGATGTGGCTAACGGATACTCAAATCGATTCGAAGATTTTGTTCACAGAATTCGTGGGCTGTACCCGGAGGCAATTATCTGCGCCGGGAACGTAGTTACGAATGAGATGACCGAACAGCTGATTATAGCAGGTGCCGATATCGTTAAGGTCGGCATCGGTCCTGGGAGCATGTGTACCACCAGGATGCAGACCGGTGTTGGTTACCCCCAACTTAGTGCTGTCATCGAGTGTGCGGACGCTGCACACGGGCTCGGCGGTCATATCTGTGCTGATGGTGGGTGCCGGTTGCCGTCCGACGTTGCCAAAGCATTTGGTGGCGGGGCTGACTTTGTTATGCTCGGCGGAATGCTCTCGGGTCATTTCGAATGCGGCGGTACGGTCGTAGACAATATGATGGAGTTCTATGGTATGTCTTCCAAGATAGCCATGGACAAGCATAGCGGTGGCGTTGCCGAGTATCGGTCCAGTGAGGGTCGTTCGCAACTGGTACCGTTTCGTGGTCCGGTCGATGAGACTGTCATGGATATCCTTGGCGGGCTCCGGAGCACATGCACATACGTGGGCGCAAGCAAGCTCAAGGAGCTTAGTAAGCGCACAACATTCGTTCGTGTAAATCGAACACACGAGCCGTTTAGTAATGGTGGCAAGAATGAGTGATACAAAGAAATTTATAGATTGGACTTTCATCCTCCCGTGGACCAAGCGTTTCAAGATTGGATTCACCCACGACATAGTGGATAACTACCAGGGTCTCCCGTACCTGGAACGGTACATCCTATGGTTCGGCGGAACGCTCCGGCTTCATAAGTTTTACCGATCCGACGACGACCGGGCATTACATGATCACCCGTGGCGTTTCATTACGTTCCCGTTCTCCACTTACCAGGAATACCAGGAACGTAATTTTGGTGAGCAGCAGGTACTAGTTGATGTCAAGCGTTTCCGGTTCCACTACCGTCCGGCGAACCACAAGCATCGTGTTGTATTGGACAAGCCAGCCTGGACATTCATTGTGACCGGGACTCATATTCGTGAATGGGGATTCTGGCCGAAGGGTACGTTCGTTCACTGGAGTAAGTTCTAATCCCGTAAGTCCCGCAGTACCTGGATGTCCGATATGATGTCGGACATCCCGTCCCAGAACACATATCGATCCACAACCCACTTCCAGTCCTCGTCACTCAATTCTATGAGGCGATCTATAACCTCGTCACGCCTGTCGTGACACATCGTCAGAAGGGCGCACACGAGCTTTGGTACTGCTTTGGGTCTAGGGGATGGTAATATCAAATAAAGAACCTCCTATACGGTGCGGCGTATTTTTTATAAAAATACGGTCCGGCGTATAGGAGGTATTTACGGCGGGGCGGTTATGCTTCGAGCACACCCTCATTTGAGTCGTCTTTGACTTCCTCGTTCGGGTCGATCCCATTCACGAGGCTATCGAAAGCCTTGATAACAGTAGGGACATCCAGGGTGGGGATTCCCTCACCACCGGCTTCCATGATCCAGTACACAGCATCCTCGCTGTCCCGGAGCCCATAGTGCTCGATGATCTCGTCCTTGAACTGTGCCCGGATGCTCAGTGTTTCCTTATGATAAGCACCGGCTGCCTCGGAGAACGCAGTCTGATCGAAATCATGCTCGACGACTTCAAACTCATCAACGTGTGGAGACACATTTTCCTTGAACCATTCCTGGAATTCTTCCATCTCCATTTTCTTTTCCGGGTCGTCGCCAATTTCATTCTGCAACCTACCGATGATCTCGCCAGCTTTCTCCTGGCTCGCTTCCTGGCGCTGTCGGAGTTCCTTTCCGCTCATCTGTTGGCGCTCTTGGTCGTTGATGTTCACGGTAAAAGTCGTGAAGTCATCCGACGTTGGCTCGCTGGCGATGAGGTCTTTGATCCTCTGTTCCAGGTTAGGACTCAATTCATACATAGTGTTCTCCATTTATACAATCAAATCAACGAGGTCGCCGAAGTGTGCGGCAACTTCAGCATAACCAGCGGAGTGACCACTGTCGTAAGCCTTGTCGTAGCAGAGGTCGGCTTTAGGGTTATCGGTAACCCCATAGTATTCATACAGATCGGCACGGAATTTGGTAATACGCTCGCCGATAGTTTCCCGGTACTGATCATTCGCAGCCTTGTAAGCCTCTTCATCGAGGACTTTCTCGACTGTGAGTCCGAGGGTCTTCAGCTGACCTGGGAGTTTGTCAAAGTCGTTGTTCAGTACGTCCGTGATACCCATGGCTTTGAGTGATGCTTCGAGGTCCATGAATTTTTCAGAGGCACAAAGAACTTCCGCTATGGTGAGTGCTGCGAGTACCGCACCACGGTTGTATACGTAAAGCGTGGTGTAGTCACGCTTACCGGGATAGATCAGGTCTTTACCCCGAAGGTGGTCTGTTACTTCTTTTGTGAGATGCATAATGATTCACCCTTAAGACTTTATGGTTTTAAATTTGGCATCTAGTGTGCCACGAAGTTCCCAGGCGGCTTCCCATCCAGCCCATGCCTCATTTGACGAATCAATAGAATCGTCGTAAGTCGGCGGTTCATGAGGATAATATTTCTTTATCCACCACGTTTCGAATGATATTTTACATAGATTATTTTCAGACATGACGAGATTATATCTGAGGCAGACAATTTTGTCAAGGATTTTATACGACGGGAGCGAATGCCATATTGTCCGGATGGCTGTCATCATCCTGATCATAATCTTCATTGAGATTGATAGACAGCGTGTCTTCCAGGTCTGGCTCGTGGAACCTCAGCTCTTCGATGAGGTGACACATAAGCACGCATGACATGACAATATCGTCCTTGGTGCCTTCTTTGGCTTGGTATGAATTACCAACCTTAATGAAGTTCTTGAACTGTGTGATCAATTCCTTTGATCGTGGTACGAATAGGTTTCGCTCAACCAGAGACTTAAGCTCCAGGCAGAACCGCTTCTTGGTTGACACGGAGGTTAACAAACCACGGTAGTAGTTCAGGCTGTCCATACCACCCTTACTACCACGGACATTCATAGTGGTAGCCGTGGAGTCCAGCATCCACCCTGGGAACGACTCCTCGTTTTCCTCGATTATGTTTATGATACCAATACCGAGTGAGTTTCTTTCCACACTGTAATAGATATTGACATCACCCCGGTGCTCCGGGTCGTCCTGCTGGGTAAGATAAATTCTCTTGAGCACACGCTTAAGCATCCTCGCCTGCTCGGGCTGGTCCGCCTGATTATCGTTCCATTCTGCCACCTGGGTCATGGTCGGTATTTCCCATACCTGGAGACACGCATCGTCGGCGTTCACGCCCTGCGACGGATCGAGTACCACAGCATAAGCATAGTTGGGTTTGATCTCAGAGTACCACCGTCCGCCCCAGCGGTCGATGAACCTTGGAATCCTGGCGTTGTGACTCAGGGATGCCAGTTTTATTGGGGCGATAAGGGTTGCGTCACCGGAGATGAATTTACATTCGTATTCTCGTTCCCACTGTTCGAGGGTGAAGCCTTCCTTAAACTGCCTGCGTTTGAAGTTCTTACCACGGAAACCAGTGGGGTCTTTCTCGTCCGGAATCTGGTCCCACTTGACAAACATACCCGTGAAGCCGACTTCCACATCTTCATCGTCGTCGTCACCACCGGTCATCAATTCGTTGTATTCACGGAGGCGCTCTTCGATTGCCTCATCCTCGTAGATCGTCTCGTACTCTTCCTCATCATTTTCTGTGGCACTGTACGGGCTCTCCCAGTGATCAGACTCTGGGGAAATATTAGCATTAAACCATATACTAGAGAACTTATCTTCATCGGTGTTCGGCGTGCTGGTGATGATCAGGTTACCACCGGTAGCCAGGGTAGGTGCCAAAGCGGTCCAGAATGCCTCAGCAATGTTCGGGCGCACGTAGGCGAACTCGTCACAGTACACGATTGAGTTGGACTTACCTCGACCAGCGGTCGGGGTTGTAGCAACGGCTCGGACTATGCTCTTGTTGTCGAATTTCTTGGTGTGAACCTGATCAGTGATTACCCCAGGCTTGAGCCACCAGGGCAATTCCTCGTATGCATACCACAGACGACCCATTACTTCCTTAGCACCGTCATGGTCCTTACCGGTAATCAGAATGGTCTGGTCATCCTTGAATATTGCCCACCAGAGCAAATATGCGGCTGCTGTGGTGGTTTTACCAGCCTGCCTGGGTAACATGGCAATAACACGGTCGGACGAGTTATACACCTGCACAAGGCGTCTCTGGTAATCGTACATGCGAAACTTAACGGCACCACGGGTTGGGTGCTGGATCATGACGTAATTGAGGATGAAGTATTCGGGGTCGTTCCCACATCGGATAAGCTCCGCCACCTGTTCCTTGGTGAATTCGTGAGAAAAGCCCGCAGGCTTTATCTTACCGCCGTCCTCTTCTGATAACCGTGCCATAAATGCCCTTTTGGGTTACGACATACGTGGGTCTGTGGCTAACAGACTATCCTGATTCAGCTTGTTCTGGCGGGCTACCACCACGACAGCACGATCACGAGCACGGGTGTCATCGAGGGCATCGACGATAACATTGTAGGACTTACCAGTATCCTGGTCTTTTACGTCCACGGAATACTTGGTTTCTATTACCGTTTTGCCTTTCGAGGTTGGCTTCATTGTGTATTTGAAATTACGGTCATACGCTTCCATGACTATTTTACTGGAAGATTCCACAGTAAGAGAACCGGCTCCTTCGACTACGAGGTCAGCAACAAACTCATAATTGGTTGGCTGCTTTTCAAACGGACCGGAGACCTTCATGGTACCATGGTCTGCCTGGGCACGCTCTACTACGTAGAAACCACGCTTCCACCCTGGGCTCAAGTGGTTCAGTGCCATGTGGGAGGTTACGAAAGATTCTTTGAGTTTCGGGGTGATCTGACGGACAGCCTCACGCTCTTTCTTGAGCTGGGCTTCAAGGTCTTTCAGGAATGCACCAATGCGCTTCTCACCGACTTCATCCTGAGCACCATCAACGATGTCGTCCAGGGAAGATGAGAAATCCTTGGCGGACTGCGCCAAGTTCTTGTATTCGCCGTCATCATCAACTTCGAGTTCTTTGTGCGGGTCCACGCCATCCTTATGAACGAGGAGATGCTCGTCGAAGATGCGGGTGAACAGAGCAACTTTCTGTAATGCGTCATTGTCCTCGGGCGGCTCAAGACCCAGGGTAACCTTTACTGCATACGAGGGAGAATTCGGAACATTGGGGAAATCCTTGTTTCCAGCACCGATTGGCTTGTATGCACCCTTCTCGATTGCACGGAGGTCATACGGCAGCATGGCAAGCCGAATCTGGTCCATGGTCTCAGGATCATGAAGGTTATAAGTCGATTTGACCCAGTAAGTAAATTCCTGATCACTTTCAGCCAGGATTGATCGTAAACTCTTATGCATGGTTCTTCTCCACAGTATCCCTTTATTTATCAGAATCCGACTCTTGAACACCCTGCATATCCTGCACCGGTGGAGTTGCTTCTGATTCCGCCTGCCCACCGGAGTTGATTAGCTTGCGCAAATCCTCCCTGGAGCCGACGAAGAAATTGTTATTTGTATCACCGGACTTACCGGTGTTACCCTCAAACCCAGCCTCATCCAGCTTCTGCTTTTTCTTCTTGAGCTGTAAATTTGTCTTGTGCTTAACGGCATCCAGAGTAAGGCTGAATACCTGGGCGGACGTTTCTATGTGCCTACTCAGATACTTCGGGTCGATGTCGGCACGTTTGTCATCGAGGTCGGTGAATGTATTCATCCCCAACTTGATGAGATTTTCAAGCTGCTTCTCACCCTCTAGCATACGACGATCCTCGTCTGCCAGACTGGGGAGGTTTGGATTTTCAACCGGCTCAGGGACTTCATGGGGGGCTATCTCTACGAGAGAGTGGTCCACTTCGTCCTCTTCCGGGATTTCCATCCCAAGACTTTCAGCTATTGTCTTGTTGATACTCATGTTTTCTTAATCCTCGGGGATTTCCGAACTTTACTGGAAACTCCACTCCTAACCTTACTTAGCCTACTAGTTGGTCTTTTACTACTCTTTCCCATTGTTTTTGCTAGTTTTGATCCGCCACGCTTCTTGTAAACCTTCGGCTTCAGGTCTTTAACCGTGGCTGGAACCGCTGCCCGGATCGGGTTTTGCCTGGGTTTCTTATTGGCACCACCGGCAAACAGGTCGGCTTCGGTCATTATAGAAAAGTCAATACCCCTACGCATTGCCCACGCCTGGGCGGCTGCCCACTTGGCATCGTTCTGCATCTTTGCAACGGCATCGTTTGAGTTGCGGGCGAATCCTTGGTCAGCCTCATGTAGTGGTTTGATCTCTATCAGTTTGGTAGTAGTCTGCCCGCCCTTCTGTACGAACGTCACTAGGAAGTCCGGTAGGTAAAGCGATTGCGTCTTGTTGGCTTTGGTTGGGTTGTTGTATGGAATCTTTACAGGCTCATATGACCACTTGAGTACGTCCGGGTGGTTATCACAATACCGCATGAACTCAAGCTCCCACGAGGACTTTGCCACAATGGGGAATAATCCATCATACTTCTCTGGATTCTGCGGGGTGAATTTTGTTCGGATTCCTCTTGCCATAATTACAACGGTCTAAATGGGCGGTTTTCTGTTTCGTCTATTTCTATTACTGATTCCGTTGCGAGTCTCTTTAATTCAGCTTGGTCATTGGCTCCTTGGCGTGCTTGAATCTCCAACTCACGTATGGCTATTATATCCGATAATGCCCCACCATTCCTCTCCAGTTCTTCTATGGATTCCCTATAAGAGTCTGCTTCGGCATTTAGTTTAGCGTGCATGACTGTTGCCCTGTTATGAATATCTTGCCACTGGTCCCTGTTCCTTCCATTAACTATTAAATTAGACGGGTTCGGCATCGTTTGTTCTGGTGTACCAGCATCAGCGGCGGCCATCTGCTTCTTGGTGTTTTCCACAGCACTCTGGGTAGCCGGTGCTGCCTGCTCGGTCTTCTGCCGCTCAGAAACCACAGCCACAGACTGGTTGAGTTCTGCGTTGAGAGCCTCCAGTTTGTTGTTCAATGCAGTCTTCCTGGCATCCTGCTCCGGGGTTGATCCACTCGCTGTTTGTGTGGAGATTTCCGTAAGCTCACCACGAACGGTTTCTATATCATCCTCAATCTCAGACGGGGGTCTGAGATTGGGTGGCACAATGTTCCCTGGTCCCAATACCACTTGTGGGGTGGTGGTCTCCGGCATAGGCGTCATCGGGTTCGGTGATGTCTTGGATACCGGCACCGAATTGTTCTTCTGATCTTCCATCTTACCGTGGTACCCGTCGAATAGGTCGGACGTTACCTGATCCGGTGGTCGAACCCCGGTCAGAAGCTCAACTGCATCCGCAACCTCAGACGTGCTCCTACCTAATGCAAAATAGTAGTTCTCGTACTCGAAGTTGACGGTCACCTCAACCTTGGATGTCCTATCTTCAGTATCCAGCCCGTCGTGGTTGATTGCGGTGAACACCGGACGGTGGAAATAATAAATGTTGACAGAATTTGGCTCGGTTCCCAAATCGTATATCACGATGCTGTTGAAGAAATGCCTTTTGTAGTTGGGCTTCAACTTGAGACCCATCGAGTGCCTGGAATTCATATGACTGCGGGGCTCATCGGTTTCGGCATTCGTTATCAAGTGGTTGTACCCCACATTCGGCTGATCGTATGAAAATGCATCCGAGCCAAAAGCGGTATTGAAATTCGGTGGGCGGACTGGTCCAACACTGCTCGTGTTACCATCCGTCAATAATACTGACCCAATGTCGCCGGAGTGGGAGTAAAAGTTGATGTACTCCTTGATCAGGGCTGCCGTAATGGAAGTGGTGTCATCGTCGAATGTCATCGATGCTGCCGGGAATTCCATCTTAGTGGGGAGCTTCACGTATTTGTTGTACGAGCGCAACGTTTCGACGGCAAATGAGGGTTTGGGGTGATCGATTCGCTTCAACTGGGTGTACATGTTACCGTTATTGAGGAATTTCTTGAGGTTGGTTACTGCGATCCCGTCCAGGAGAGCATCCTCATTTACATGGAATTCAACCATATAGGTGTATTTCTGCCTGGGAACCATCAGTGGTCTCAGGTTGACACGCTCAGATGCATAGTTCATAAACGGAAAACCGCCTACTATTCCGTGAGTTGTGTCACCCTGTCCCGGAGATGCAGCATTATTGGCGCTGTCATCATTCTTTTTCTTCTGGCGGAGAATCTTGGTTTGGACAAAACTCTGTAATTCGTCTAATGCACCCATTAAGTTGGTTCCCAATTTTTCAGTATTAGTAAATATATTTACTCCGATATTATTAATAAAATGAGGATACTATGAAAATCGAAGTTAGAAATGGTAATGTTGAACGTGCATTGCGTAAATTAAAGAAGAAAATGTTCGATGGCGGCACGATCAAAGAGTTATCTGATCGTCGATATTTCACCAAACCCTCCGAAGTCAAACGGCTCAAGAAGAAAGAAGCTATCCGTTTGAATCAGCGTGCTATTAAGAAAGAACAACTCAAGCAGTTACAACACAAACGCTAATAAGAAGGGCTCCCGAAGGAGCCCCGCAACCTGCACGAAGGTTGATTTGATTAGAAGTTGATTCCGAAGCCTCCGCCCGCACCACCAACACTCAGACCAAACGAACCATTTCCGATGGATACACCACTGTCGCCGATGGAAATGTTGAATCCACCTGCACCAGTACCGGATGAACCAACACCTTCCTGGGACTGAATCTCGTCGGTGTGACGATATGTGCCCATACGGATGCCGTTCTGGTCGAATGCGATAACGTTGTCGTAACGAATCGTAAGTTCGATTTCCATTGCGTTTGCGTCTTCGTAGGTCATTTCACCCAGGTTAACGCTCTTGATCCAGCAACCAGCATACGAATATTTCTGGATGATGTTAGGATCAGCCGCAGTACCACCGGCGCTTGCGCCACCAGCCAGTACGTCAAGGTCGAGTTCGAACTTGTAGTTCTCACCAGCCCTGGACATGGTTTGATCAAAGAAATTCTGCTGCTTGGACACCTGATTCTGAACCCGGCGCATGGCTGAGTTGGTGATGTCATCAAACAAGGTCAGTGTAAGCTCACTCCACTCACCACGAGTAGCAACATATACCGTGGACACGTAGGAGTAGATGGACTGCTCTTCGAATGACAGCTCCGGGCGACCGATCCTGCGGGTCTGGCGGGTCATATCATAAGGAGCGGGCTCACGACCCATTCCGAAGTTGAAAAACAACGTGCGGTATCTGTTGCTGAAAATTGGTTGCAATACAGCGGAGCGGTCTCCGTTAAGACCTGGAACACCGAAATTTGCGAGACTGTTGACTGTCATTGTAATTATTCTCCACTAAACACTCTTGTAAGGATTATTTACCCTGTGTAGAGTATTTAGGGGGAGAAGTTGGGCTGTTTTCTAATCCATCATGTAAATCGAGCTGATAGACTCACCAGAATGTGCCCTTCTCACTGTTTCTCCAAGGCTTTCAGCCATCGAGACGACCCGGATTTTACTGCTTCCAGCGGCTTCTTCACTGAGTGGGATGGTATCCGACACCACCAATTCTGTGAGGACCGACCCTTCGATGTTCTCGACGGCTTTCCCAGATAGTACCGGGTGGGTACAGTAAGCCGACACGCCAGTTGCCCCATTCTCTATGAGTGCAGCCGCACCCTTGCATAATGTCCCACCAGTATCGATCATGTCATCCACCAGGATGCAGTGGTTTCCTTCAACGTCACCCAGGACGTTCATCACTTCGGACACGTTCGCTTTGGGGCGACGTTTGTCGATGACTGCCAGATCAACATCCAGCTGCTTGCCTACCGACCGGGCTCGCTCAACACCACCAGCATCCGGGGATACCACCACCACATTATTGGTGAAATACCGATGGTATATGTCTGCGGTGAACCGGGTGGATGCACTAACATTTATAAACGGGATATCGTACATTCCTTGAATCTGGGCGGCGTGAATATCCACGGTGATGACGGCATCGACTCCGGATGCCTGGATCATATCAGCCACAACCCTGGCGGAGATAGGCATCCTGCGGAATTTAGGACGACGGTCCTGGCGGGAGTACCCCAGGTATGGAATGACAGCAGTAATGGACCTTGCCGAGGATCGCTTCACGGCGTCTGCCGTGAGGAGCAGTTCCATGAGATTGTCGTTGACCGGGGCACAAGCTGACTGGATGATGTAGACATCTTTCCCACGAACAGAATCGAATATTTCAACGGAGATTTCCCGATCACTAAACACCGTGATTTCCGCACTAGCCAACGACTTCCACTTATTTTTCCCACACGATTGTCTTGATATCTTGTCTGCCAGCCCCGGAATAGAAGTACCGGCGATAATAACCATGTCATCATCAGATGTCATTACGTGCGTGCCCCTTTAGTCGCAAGTTTTACCGTAAAAGAAATAGGGAATAGCGTTTTCTATATTCCACCTTATAATATCAGTTTCGTCTGATTTCTTCAAGTGTCCGATGATGGTTTTTATCACATCATTATGGGTCACTAACAAAACATTTTTATTGTCATCAACCAGCGGGAACACTGTTTCCTTGAGGAATGGTATAAGCCGCTGTTCCACATCCTGTAAGGACTCGCCCTGTGGGGGAGCTTCGAAATAATCCCGGTTCCACAGTTTGTATTTCCTGGGAGGGAGGGCTTTCCTGACTTCAGGGTATGGGGTACCTTCGAGAGAGCCGTAAGATCGTTCCCTGAGTTCCTGGACCAGTTCCATTTCCACATTATCTGAGAAGTTGTTAGTCGCCAGCACTATATTGGCGGTATCCTGACATCGCTCAAGGTCCGAGCAAAACACATAGTCAATATCATAGTCAGCCAAGCTCCTACCGGCATCGGTGGCTTCTTCCCTTCCGGCTTCTGACATCAAGTGGTTAACCTGCCCGGAAACTATGTTGTCCTCCTGGGCTACAGAAGAACCGTGACTGAGTAAAATTAGCATATTGGTATTTCGTAAATCCTCGGTGTGTTGATTTCTCTATCATTCCATAATTTATTCATGTTGGTGAAGAACGTTTCTGTCAACTTGGATTTCTCAATCAGTTGATCCATATAGAGTTCTATGGAATTCCTTGCGTTATCCCCGGAAATATATTGTTCCAGGAAATCGGTGAATGGGATGTAATCCCCTTCAAATCGGCGATCCTCGATAGTGTCGGTATCGTTTGTGATATTGTACCGGATTACTCCATGATTTTGAATTACATCAGTTTCTTCGTAACCAACACCGACATCTGCTGGGGCTGGACTGATGATACTTTCGGCAAATAGTTCGAATGCGATATTATGCTTTTTCAGCTTTATCTGAATGTATTTACGTTTTCCCATCCCAGAAAAAGGAGTACCTTCCAGGGGGACAGCCCCGTCAAGTAGTTTGGCGAACGAATTCAAACTCTTCAGCTCGGGTGGCTTATTTTCTTCTATACCACCAGATTCTGTTATCATAATATCTTCCAATTTATCCGCCCCAATTAAAAAGGGGTATGATCTTAATATGATCACACCCCTTCAATTTTTCAATACCTATCTCAGATTAGAACGGGAATTCGTCACCGGTGCCAAGTATTGTGATCGGTACAAAGATGAACTCGATGCTCTTCGCAGGCTTGATAGCCACGTCAACATACAGTTCATTCTGGTCGATTGCCGACGGAGGATTGTTAGCCTCGTCACAACGTACTGCATAGTCGAACAGAGCACGAAGGGATTTAAGACCAGCAAGATACCTTTCGGTAACAACCGTTGCAGAGCGACGGGTGACCGGATCGTTGATCTCGAACAGGAACGGCTCCAGGAGACGGGTAAGGTCGTACTTCATCTTGGCGATGAGGCGGGCGACGTTTACACGGTCAAGGGCAGAAGCGGTTGCTGCGTTGGTCTTCTGACCAAAGACAGTCAAACCACGGTTCGGGATGAACGCAATCGGGTTGATGTTGTTCTCATAAAGAACGTCACGCTGAGACTTGATCAGCTGCACTGGCACGTACTCGCCATCATTGTTCAGGTAACCAACAGAACCAGCATTGTCAACACGACCACGTGTGTAACCAGCAGGCGGGAACCAAGGTGCAGAAACCTGATCGCTGTAAGCCATAGTGCGCATCATGAAGTGTGAAGGCGGAACGAACACGTCGTTGCCGTCAACGTTGGTGGAGATACCCCAGGGGTACCAGAAACCAGCGTATACGGACGGGGCAGAAGCAAAACCATCTTCACCGGTGGATACAACGTTATTAGCGTTGGTGATCCATTCAGCTGCGGTAACTTCACGACCAGTCGGGATGCCATTCGGAATCATGAACTTCGGAGTATCGGCAACGATGAAGCTAACTTCGTTGTTGTCGGTGTTCAGAGCATTCATCTCGTCATACAGTTCAGGGTAACCGGGACTGGTGATGAGCTGGAAATAGTTCACTTCGGCACGAATCTCGTCGTTGACCACCAGGGATGACTGCATCTTCTCAACAACGATTTCACGCTGTGAGCGGCGACCGAAAGTGTCACCAGTTGCGGGAGCCCAGTAGTTGCCAGTCTCGGAAACCACGCTGTAGGTAGAACCATCAAAGGTGACCGTAACGGCCTCGAATGTGGGATCATAAACCTTGACGGTGTTGCGGGTCTGAGACTCGCCGGTGTTCATCCAGTAGGTACCGTTCACCACAGCGGACGCATTCGGGTCATCAGACTGAATAAGAACAGCACTGGTGATATCGCCCCAGATGGCACCGTCCCAGCGTTTGATCACTGGCCAGTTGTCAATGTTGTCGGCGGTTGAGATGTCAACCCAGATAGCACCAACGTTCGGGAACGCAGGAGCGGAGCCGGAGATAACTTTCTGCAACGCAGTCGGGTTTGACACGGTGGTGGTTTCAATAGGAACCCACTGGTTGCCATAACCGTAATCTGTACCTTCAACATACAGACCGAAAGTAGTAATGTTGTCATCGAACCAATAGGTACCAGTTGCTGGCTCACTAACCGGAGCATCGTTCTGTACAAAAACTGGAAGTGGGATGAACTCAAGACCAGTGCCGACATAAAGCGGGCGGGCACCAGTGATGTTGATGAATGAAACGTCTTCCCAGATAACACCTTCGTTAGGAACCGGCATCACAGTATCACGGATGATAGCCTGGGTAATCCAGACGCCATCAGCGGCACGGAAACGGGTCAGCTGTAAGTTGGTTCCACCGGCAGAAGAAGTTGTCTTGTACCAGAAGTCACCAACGTCAGGAGTAACCGGACCAGTTTGGGAAACATGTAAGTTGGTTGTTGCACCGTACTCAGCCTGAAGCTCGGCATCTGAGGCTACGTGCCACACGCCACCATTCTTGAACTTGATAGCACCATCGGCATTCGAGTAGTCAAACGCCCAGTCACCATCTACACCATCTACTGACGTAGGGGTGGTGGTGTATACTGAGAAAGGAACTGCCTGCCAAGTTGCACCAACCAAGCGGAAGATACCACCAACCACTGCATCTTCATCGATCCAGTAAGTGCTGTCCGGGGGAGGAAGAACTGGCTCGACATCAGTGGTAACGAGCTGACCGAGGTCGATGTCTGCACGTATAACATATGCCCTGCTTCCCTGTCCGAGGAAAGAGTGAGCTGAAAGAAGACCGTATTCATTGGTCTCGTCGCCGTTTACGGGGTCACCGTCGGCAGTTACGAACACCGGGTTGCCATAATTCTGAAGCAGTTCACGCTGCGAAGAAACTACCCGAAGTTTATTAGATTCTGTAGTACCAGGAGCGGTTCCGGAACCATCAGGAGTAATTTTATTTGCCCTGGTTGCAAATACAAACAGCGGAACCGTTTGAGGGCTAGGCTCAGAATAAATGCTCTGGTCATTAACGGTTACTGATACATTTGGAGATGTCATTCTTATCTTCCTCTACCCTAGAATTGTATGTGGATATCAATATTTACCAAGGTCGCTGATTTCTAATGCTTGTTTAGCACAATTCGTCGTCGTGATCGTCGTTGCCGGGTGGTTGAAGGGATTCAAGGAACTGAACATCGTCCTCGTCTGCCTTTATTACACAACCATCCAGGGGACGATATTCATCGAAATCATCGCCGTCTTCCATATCTAAAATGGACATATTGACTTCATAAATGTGTTTAGTTTCGTATACTTTCGCCGGTGGCGACATCCATATCACGGTGTCAAATGACAGTGTGTACGTATACATAGGATCAACTTCGGTTCCGGTCGGTACCACCTTTTCCATGTTGACATCACCCTGGAACAGCAGAGATGTCAAAAAAATCCAGTCAGCTGGTGAATTCGACAGCTGGATATCAATATCGGGGTTGAACACGGTCGTCAGCTGCTCCACGATTTGGAAAGCCTGATCCTGGTTCGATGCCCATATCGACAAATCGACAGTCATATCGTAAGGCACCGGCATGAAACGTTCGACCGTTTTCTTCTGCCCAGCCTGATTCACCAACAGTTCCCCATCCGGGGTCATAGCACGTTCGAGGAAACTATATTTCTCCGAGTGCTGCGGGTTCTGCCTCCACTCTGCCTTTTGCGAGAGTCTCGTCATTAACAAAGACATGATGGGGAGATATGACGCCGTGTTGCCGCCGCCACCCTGCATGATGTAGCCGACGGTTTGCTGCATGTCACCATATATAATCGGCACGTCGAGGAACCGATGCTTACCATCTCGCTGGTTGCCGGTCCTTACCTGATACCCCGCAAAGCACGACATTATCTGTAAAAGCAATCGCTTAAGCTGGTTATCATAAAAATATGGTTTACGTTTTAACGTCATCATCTACACCTTGTTGTATTACTTATTTCCTTGGTTCGTGGGTCCGTAGGGGTTTGCATCGGCGTGCTTCCCTGGGGATATCTCGTCAGCTTCAACATTCTCAGTCGGATTATCCGGCGACGGATCAGAGCGACGTTCCCTATCAGTGAGTACGTCATGGATTGAGCGCAGTTCCCAATTACGGTCCTTATCCTCGCATGAGCGATCCGACATAAACTCACGAAGCTTGACAACCCAGTTGTACGGCTGCCACTCACGCTTGATGTCTTTCTCACGCATCTTCCATTTGTTATTTTCGAACCTAAACAAACGGTTAGGCTCAAAGTCAACCCTTATAAACCAGTCGCCATCGGATGGGTTGAATGGGAACTC